CGTCCGTGATCAACTAACACCCAATCACCAACTTTGTAGTCCTCTTCGTTGGTAGGACCTTTGGCCCATACACGACCCCATCGGGGATGTATGCCGTGTGTTTTTCCGTCGTCTTCACGTAAGATTATTCCTGCAGCCGTAACTTGTTCTCCAAAATGCATTTCACTAACAAGCACTTTATCTTTAATTGGTTTTAAGTTGCCTTTAACTGTATTGTACATATATCCTTTATTAATCGATTATAGGGTCATAAACACGATCTTCTTCGTGATTTCTATTATAAATGTTTATCTCAAAAATTTTAAAACCGAGCAGATAAAAAGTCCAATAAAATCCTTTATGTGATCCTTTAAATTTAGCATCCATAGTGTAATTTATCATAGGAAACCAATTTAAAGACATAAATGATTTTAAAAAATCTAATTCAATTATGTAATTTTTTGTTATATGGAAAACAAAAAATCTACGCATCAAGCATCCTTAGGAACAAAATTTCCATCTGCATCTTCTACCCAATCTTCTTCAGCTATTACTAGCGGATCTTTCTTTTTTGTAGTTTTTTTTGCTATTGTTTTTTCAATAGGTTTTTCTGTTGATGGTGCAGGCCTTTGCGAACTAGCAGAAATATTTTCATCAGGCATGCCTACTGCTTTATCATAGTATTCTCTTACTACATCTTCTTTTTTTCTAACAATTTTGCCACCCGGACCTAATTCATCACCTCTTGCATTTACACGCATATTTCCAACTGCAGGTGTAAGCTCGTTCTTTTGCCGTAAAAGGTCCATGTCTATAAGCTTTCCTTGTAATGTCTTATAAGTTTTTCTTCCAACTGATTTTGGTGCAGGCATTTAATTCTCCTTATCTTAAAAATTCTTGCCAGTCTAAATTATATTTTAAAGGGTTAATTCTATTTATACCTAGTAGATACAACACAAAGCTGGCCACACTAGAACCTCGACCTACACCCCATAGAATTTTATTTGCTCTTAAAATATGAGTTAAATAGTTTATATACCTGAGCAAATTTAATAAATTTTTGTCTTTGAATGCAGCAAGTTCGGCAGTTACCCTTTTTGTTTCTTCTGGTGTTTTACAACATTGTAACAGATACTTTTCTATATCAAAATTTTTATAATGATCTGGCATTAAATAATCGTTTGATAGCCTTTTGTCAAATTCTAATTTAGACTCATCTGTATCTTTATAAGCACTAAGATTTTTTATATTTAATGAATCACAGTGTTTGTTCCAAAGGCTAACACTGTGATTAGATTCTACTTGTATATCTAGGTTTTCATTAAATTGGTTTGTATAAAATAAATTAGTTAAATCATTCGCATTAAATATAGGAATATTTTTAGAATCAATTAAATTAAACATATTTTTATTTTAAACAACTTTTATCAAATTGTCAATATCTAAATCTTCCTTATTAACTTTTCTCCTACGATCTATCTCTGATTGATAGTCGTCAATGAGCATTTCAATCTGCATATGAATATGCGGATTAGAGGTTTTATAAAATGTCGCATGTAAAGATTGTAATTTTTCAAATAAATCTTTATCAGATAATAATTTTAAATTGGGACTCAGCGGATGTGTCATTAAGAGAATTCACCTATGTATTCTGCATAAACGGTACTTCCGTTGTCTATAGTCCAAAAATCAAATATTTTTGGATTAGTATCTGAAAGGATAGAAACACTCAGACTATCTGTAGCTCTGTGTTTAATATTATTCCCGTCATCAGCTTCAAAAGTAACAGTATATGTATTTGCTCCATCGCCTAGAATTGCTACTCGTAATTTTCCAAAATTTCCTACGTTAGGCCAGCCAGTAAGTGTTAGGGTTAAATTTCCTGCTACATTTACAGTTTGAAATTGTCCTGCATTCCAGTAAATTGGAATGCTTGCAGCAGTAGCTTGTGAATAGCTTTTTAAAGTTGTATTATAGAATAAAGCATTTTGTATTTGTGTGCCGTTAAAATTATTATCTACATTCAATCTAGCAGCAGTAGTTTCTAAATCTGTAATTTCAGCATTTGCAGTTGATAGAGCAATTTTAATTTGATTGAAGTTATCTCTAAATCCTTGGCTATCGTTATCTATTCCTGCTACTGGATAATTTTCATCTATGTTACTAGATACTATATTTGACATTTTTTTATCTCCGTTTGTAAATTATTTACGTAAATTAATTATTAAATTCATAATTGTGGATAGGTAAGTATTGTTCATTTGAAATGCCTTCAGTAGAATCAATCAAAAATCTATCAATGTTTATATATGTGTTTGTAAGATTGTAATTTGATTTTTTTACATTATTTGCTATAATTAAACTCGTTCCAGGTTTGCAATAACATAATGGAATAGCATTTACGAATCCTAAATTTGTTAGAGTTTTTCCTTGCGAGCTTCTCATCCATAAAGGTAAGAAATCCAATTCAGTTACACCAACTTTTTTAATGTTATCTCTTGTATGTTTTACATTAGAAATATACTTTACGTTTTGCCCTTTAAGATCTATAGTTAATGCTGTAGAATCTGTTTTTATTGTATTTGGTGATTTAGGTCTCAACCTGTAAGGCTCGTCTGGACCTTTTATTGTATTAGCAGGTATCTTGTCATTGATAAAAAAAGGATTAATATCAATTATTATTTTTTCTCCTGTACGTTTTTCAAGCATAAAATATGGATCAAATTTGTAAGTGACAGTTCCGTATTGATTAGTCTCAATTTTTAATCCTTGAACCTTAGGTAATTCAACACTATCTAGACTTATATCATATGATGATTGATCAACAGTGATTGGTATATCAGAATATGTAGGTAGCATTTTTTCTATCGTACCTGTTACCGATTCGGCGCCACTGAAAATGTCATAATATACAATTTCATAAACTATAGTGTTTGTACCAGGTTGCTTTGCTACTGCTGTTTTAACCTCACCTATTTTAAATTTTTTATTTTTTGTATTTGTTGCTAGTGCAGACATATAAAAGTCTACATTTTTTGTTTCGATTCCTGCATAAATTAACATTTGTATATGTTTTTGAACACCATATAGATTGTCACTTGGTCTGTAAATATAATCATCATCGAATATGGTTTTTTCATTTACTAACGAAAGGAATTTATCTCTTACATTCTCTTCTAATAACGGGCGGGTATATATATTAGAATATAAAGTTTTATCAGGATCTTTTATTTTTAATATAAATTCTCTACTTGTTGCACTATAACCATAATGGTCGCGAGCTTTTATAGTAAATTTATAGGTGCGATCAAAAGTTGTGTCGTTTTGGTCAAACTTACAATTAGAAGAATCTAATTGCGTAACTGCTTTTTGAGTAAGTTGAACAACTTCCCAATTTATGGCATCATTATTAAAATTCAATGAGCTTACATGGGTATTAATTGCTTTATATAATGTTGAGTTATACACCACTATATCATTAAGGTTATAAGAACGATTTTGATACCAAGTACTTCTATAATATCCTTCGGCAAAACTATTAATTTTTCCTATTATTTCACCATCATAAGATAATTGTAAACCTAATGGTAATTCTCCCGTTTCAATATTATAAATCATAATGCTATTAAGCACTGTTGTCTCAGCTTTCACAGATAATGTACTTGCATAATTTGTTGCTATAATACCTAGGTTCGGAGGCGTTATCCACGTTATAGTACTATCTACTTCGCCTAACAATTTTAAACTAAATGTTTTGTCTTTGTGGCTAGCTTCTGTAGTATTAGGAACTCTTCTTAACGCTCTAATTGTAAAAGAAAATTCTTTTGTTACAGCAGATTGATATGGAATTTTTCCGTATAACTCTCCATTGGTAGGATCGAGTGACATTCCAGTAGGTAACACACTTGCAGTAAGGTCTGGATTCAAATCTAGTAATTCATAAGTTGTTATTCCAGATAGTGTGTTTAAATCTAGCGTATCTAAAAAAATAGTGATATAATTATTTGCTCTCCTATAACCTAGGTTAGCTGGAGTAAGCCATATAGGTGTTCTAATATATGTATTATCAGCTGTAAATACTCCAGAGCTTACTTGCATGATAGTATTATCAGCACGTAAAAAATCGTCTCCTACAACAAATATTGTAAATTTCCTTTTTTCAATACTTGTTCCGTCCGATACACTTACAATAAATTCATATATCCTATTTAATTTCCTTGGACTTTTTGTAGGAACAAATGTATCATAAACAACACTATCGTAATAAAAACTATCAAAGCCATTATCTGATTTAACACCAAAATCAAAAGGATAACTTGAATATAAATTGCTATCATAATTACCACTAGCATTTGCTTTTTCTATAGCAAGTATTGGTTCTGTAATGCCTACAAGTTTTCCTTCTTCTGTTAATCGTATACCTGGAGGTAATTCCCCATCTCCGGATTGTATATAATATTTTAAATCATCACCTGCTGTAATATCAGTATCTGCAGCCATTAGTTGGAAATCAATTACTGCGCTATCTAGTATGAAATATTTGTTATTAGACCCTACAGGTAATTCTCCTGCAGGAGTGACCCATTCTGGATTATCTGGACCAGTAACAATAATTTTGTATGTTCTTTCATCTATATGACCTTGATACTCAGCTCTGACTACAAATGTGAAAGTTGTATCTATAGCAACTTCAAAAGGTGTTCCAACAATATTTGCCGAGTCTAACCGCATTCCAAAGGGTAACTTTCCGCTTGAAATAGATAACTGTACATTTTTTTCGTTAATGGGTAGAAATTTGTTTTTAAGTGGTAATGCAATTGAAGTGGTTTTTCGTTCTTCTAATATATTTAATATTGCACCTGACGGTTTTTGCCAAATATCCATTTAAATTCCTTGCACAATAAAATTAAACAATAAACCCACCTAAATCAATTTGAATAGGTTCACTTGTAAAATTTGATCCTAAATCAATATCAACTGTAAGATATATATAATCTATAATACTATTTACTTGGAATAGGAAAGAGCCAAAATCAAATTCTAATAGTTGATTGTTAATATTTCGTATATCTATGCCATGCACAAGACCTAGTAAGTTTCCATAATAAGTATTTGCATTTATAGAGTTTACATTTGTAAAATTATATCCATCTGCATTTAGTGATCCGGCTAATGTAGGATTAGGATCAAGTTGAACTAAATTTTCGCCTTTAACATTTATTCTTAAATATGAATCAGTATCTTCAACTTCAACTGTTGTTCCTATGTTTTGCCCACCATAAACGTTCAATAATTGCTGGCCACCTGGTAAAATAATACTACCTGCTTCTGTTAGTACAATTATTTGTTCTAAACCAGAATTTGCAGTAACAGTAATTGAATCACCGTGTTCTGTTAGTAATACATTCGAACCTTGCACTAGGGTTTTAAACTGTAAAACATTACCTAATTTTTCTTTAAAAATATTCCGGCCATTACCTACATTTTCGGCAACAGTTATTACAGCATTATCCAATCTAACAGACATTTCGTCAAAATTATCATTAACTTTGATAAATGCTTCCCGTAAATCATCGCCGGTGCCGTCATTAGCTAAATTACCTATATTAATTTTTTTTATAGACATTTTTATTTTCCTTGTTAAATTCCTACTGCAACCTCTATCATTTTTATATCTTCGTCATTACTTGACTCGATTGCTTTGCCTATGATTGCACCACCAATAAATTCTTTGGTCACTGTTGCTACTCCTGCAATATCGCTTGCTATCAACATATCACCTTTATCAACTTTGCCCACAACTAAGCATGGAACCCTTCCTTTTAATGCAATAGCAGTACCTTCTTCTAATTTGCTATTCATTAAATAGGCAGGGTCTGTAGATACAACTCCGATTACCTTAGTTGTGCCTAAACCAACTGCAGCAGTAACTTCGTTTTCTCCTCCAAACATCATAACCGTACCTGGTGGATAATTGGTATCAGCTGAATACATTTCAGCTAAGTCAGCATATTGTGCAGATGTTGCAGTACCTGCAAATGTTGCTGCATAAACAGTGTTCCACTTCCTTGTACTGCTTCCTAAATTATGACTTGTAATATATCCAGCAGGATCTGTTGCAGCATATGGTATAAAGTTACTATTAATATGAGCTGTAAATGAGGCCGTATCCGAAGCTGCATTGCCTACTTGCAAATTACCATTTAAAGTAGTTATTCCTCCTACAGTAAAATTATTAGTTACGTTTCCTGTTAAAAAACTTCCAGAGTTTGTGCAACTTATATCCGTAAAGTTACCAGTTGTTCCAAATATAGTAGTTGCATATAAGTTTGCCCATTTATTTGTACTTGCCCCTAAGTCAATCGCACTGTCTCTGCCTGGTTGTAAAGAATCTAGGGCGGCAAAGAACTGTACATATTCTGTATCATTTTCTCTGCACATAAATTCTAGTTTGCCTGTTTCTAGACCTGCACTCGTGTCAACTACTATGCTTTTAATATTGGCATAAAGTTTCTCAACACTTGATGCATTAATTGCTGTAAATTTGATATTTGTTATTGCTGCACCATCAGATAATACTGATCCAACATTTTTTAAATTTAGTTCACTACTATTTGATGTTATTCCGCCTACTGTAATGCTGTTTGTAGTTGTATTTCCTGCTGTAGTGGCTTCGTCCAATGTTGTAGTAGTTGAAATTGTAGAAGTAGTTATTGCAGTAATATGTCCAAAATCATCTAAAGTAATACTTTGTATTACAGAGTTTCCAGTATTACTTACAGAAGCTTGAGTGCTTGTATCAGCATGCGATACAACATAAACAGTCTCTTGATCCCCTTGTAATTCAACAGTACCTGTACC